GGGATATTTCCAGCGACATCTCCAATAGAGTAAGTGTTCTGCACATTCATAGTAGAGACGTTTCCTCCTCTGCGACCCAGGCAGTATCGCTCGAAAGCAGCTGACCTGCCAGCGGTCCTGTACCGCGTGTAAACCCGTATTTCGGACGCGTGTTCGTCAAAGACGGTGGCAAAGTTCGTGGAATTCGCTGAGAGGTGATGAAACGAGAATAGATGGTCACTCCACAATTTTGAGGCGATAAGCGAAACAAGAGGAGAATAGACTCCCAGGCGGAAGTAACCTGTCGATATTGTGACATCATGGGCCAACTGATTGTCAGTCATTGTCCTCCAATAGCGGTAAGGAATCCTTAAAGTTGCTGTTGGATTGTCGCACGGAGACAACTTTACATGAGGCAAAGAAGACCAATTGATAAATTGAGGGTTCACATCGCTCAAAGGAACGAAAAAGGCCATCAAGCAACCTGCCTGCGTAGGAGCGCCGTTAAGCTGAATTTTAACTTCTACGTCCGGTTCAGAGAACTGAAAATTTTGAAAACCCATATTTTGAATGTTTGACTGATCACCCATGCCCAACAAACCGTAAGGAATAGAGATCGGTGAAAATCCTGAAATCATTGACCCTAGAGAATCAGAATTTGACCAGTTCCATTGTCCACGTCGAACAAAGCTTTCGGTGCCCATGTTCATGCTACCTGGAGACTCGCTTAATGAGCTTGACAAAGGGGCGCGTCCACTAAGAACCACGTCCTGTGAGACCACATTCGTCATTGTATCCACGGTAACAAGTCCTTCTTGATGAACTGATGGACCTGTCAAAGCCTTTCCCAAAACAGTATCGGCTTGGGCCACAAAACGGAAATCAGCAGAACTCTCTGTGGTTCTTTCAGCTACAGTACGTCGAAGAGATTTCCATGGCGGAAGTTCAACTACGTCAAGACCGGCTCGTTCCAGGGCGTTATTAACAGAATCCTTGAAAAAGCGATAGTACTCTTCGTCCCATTGGCTGGCATACTCGATCATCTGTTGACATTCCTGAACAATGGTTCGGTTATTGTTTCGTGTCCACAAAACGCTCTCCTCAAGAGTCGACTTCCGCAAAGCACCTGACCAAGAGCCGTCTACTTTACGAAAATAATGACCAAGAAACAGAATCTGATCAAAGGATTCATAATCCTTCGTCAGTTCACGCTCTTTGACAGCACTTGTGTAGACTTGACCGACTTTGCTCATGGAAGCTGCAATTTGCAAGGGGTTCCACTCAATTTCCTTGGAAACTGAAACAATGTGATCATCTCCGAGAATAACTAAGGAGATAAATGCTTCGAAGATTTTTCCAGGATGGTCTTTTTTGAAACCGTAGCGGAAATAAAGTTCAGCAGTAATGCAATTCAAGATAGTGGTCCAAAAACCACCACTTGCATTGTTGCATTTAGTCCGCAGCTTCCATTTTCCAATGATGAAGGGCATTTCAGTTTCATGACGTCGGACGTGTTCAAAAACAACATCACTCCTGTCCAATTTAGCACCGAGGCGTTGAAGGACCTTAAAGCTCGTGTCCATTATTTGCCTTTGGTGGCGCAAGTCAAACTCCTTAAAGTCACCTGCCACCAATCGGTCCGAGTTCTTTCGTACTCGATGATAAATTTTGTTTGCATCATGAGAACTAGGGTTAATACCCAAAGCATATGCATGAGAGGGGAAGCTGCTATTGAAAGCAACAACCATGGATCCAAAAAGCATTCGACAGACCACATTGTAAGTCACATCATTTGAATACGTGATTCGAGTGTTGACATCTTCTATTTTGCTGACAGATCTGACTTCATCCTTTTGAAAACCTAAGAAGACTTTGTCTAAGCTTTCGCCATTCCGGACTCGCCGGTATGTGTCCAGAGCGTGACTCCGAAACATTGGATTGACTTTGCCCTCTCCCCTATCAAACCAGATAAGCTCACGCTTACCAGTCTTGTTGACAAAATAGCAATAGGGAGATCCTGCATTAGTCGACGTGACCACTGAGGAAAGTGCTCCTGGAATGCCAAAAACGGCTTCTTCGAAAGTTAATTCTCGAAAACCGCCTGTCTTCGAATAGTCCAAGGCGGAATTCAAATGTTCGAAAAGATCATCAGCGCATACATCAAGTGTTTCCTGATCTAATGAGATCTTCGGCGCTTTTGCCAATCGGTATATAGCTTCCTCCACAGGATCTTTGCCTTTAGACCTTTCGTCCAGGACAGACAAAATCGCGGGTTGTTTGGTGGTGGAAAAAGGCAAAAACTCAGATATAATGGAAGGTTTCAACTTGCTCTTAGAGCTCAGATGAACTCTAGCGTTAATTGGAACCTTCTCAATGCTGACAAGATTTGGACATTCTGATTCTTCAAGACGTTCGATCAAACAACTCTCAGCTACAAAAGAGTTCTTCTTCAAGTGTTCACCAAGTGCCTCCTCAATCATCTCTCTAGAAACTCTAACCGCTAGACCAACAGGGTTGGTCTTCGAGAGCGAACCAGCAACATGGATGCCAATACATTTCGTTATGAGGTCTCCAGAAGCCATCAGCAGAGGTGTTCCGCAATCACCTTGAGTGGTGTTGGCATCGTAACGAAAGCCATCACGTAAAGTGAATCGTGTCCCCTCGTACGAGTAGTCTTGAACATCTCGAGAAGCGTAGGTCATTAAAAGGCCGGACCTCGTTCTAAGACTCACTCGAAACCTTGAATCGGGGAGCTCACTATCCGAGACGAAACTAGAAGTCACGTTTTTGAATGCCGGGCATCGCTTATCACCGATGCGAACAAAAGCAATGTCCATGTCAATCATTCCTTCCTCATCCCTACTCAGGATAAAATCACTTGGTTCTGTCTTCCACCGATAGCTCTGATCATTATAATGAAAAGCAATCTCGGTTCCTGGTTCAATTCCTTGTCCATCGGAGAAAAGTCCGTGCGCAAAGGTTAGAACCCAGTTCTCGGCAAGAGGAATGCAGTTCATAACACAATGACCAACGTCCAACTTTGCGACCTGCAAAGATTTCCGCGCTTCGGGCAAGTATTTCTCACCACGGGACCATCGGGATTTACCTTCAGATCGGCGGGACACTTTTCGGCGCGGGTCTGACTCCTGCTGAAAGGTAACTTGATCTGGGGAGGAATCTCCCGATAACCACTTAGCAAGACCAAACATTGCTCCAAGGGCCAATCCCATCAACGCATGTTTTTTAGCTTCGTCAATGATGGAGTGCCCAATCGCTACCTCATAGGAGCTAGGCAACGCATCCCACACTGTACCGAGGTCCAGAAGAATCCTTTCCGCACAACAGTCTTGCCAGTCTTCATAAGAAGTAAAGACTTTTTCGTCCGGGATGTTCATCCCAGCTTGACCAGCAAAGTAGTTGGCACGAGACCAGGCTCGCCAATAGTTGGCGTCTTTTTCTCCATGAGTATCAACACACTCCTGACAAGTCCAATTCAAGCTGTTCCGAGCTGAGTTGCAGCCTCGCTGTTTATCACAACGCGGATTCAAACAAGGATGAGCATGCGCGTCTGGAGGACAGGAACTCAAAGTAGGAACGTTCAGACGATCGTTCATTTGACTCTGCTCCATTTCCTCTTCTTCAGAAAAAGGAGATTCCTCAGTACCCTTTTCGCAGGGCACTTTGGTTCCGCACTTATGACAGCTAACATCACCAGCACCGATCTTGTGTCTGAATTTTGATTTACAGACAACACAGGTATGATAGTGGCGAACTGGATTTGCCTCAGCGACGAATTCTTCGTTGATGCTTGAAAAGATTGTGCCTAATGCTTCTAAGACTCCCAGCGGCTTTGAAGGCAGAGAACAAGTCTTCCTGAGCTCCTCATTAATCAAATCCATAGGATCATCTTCTGAATCAATAATGCCCGTCATGGACTCGTTAAGGACGCGAGATAGTGCCACCTTTT